ATTATCGTTCTGAGAATAGTCAGCAAAAGCCAATCCAATAGACGGCATTTTAGATGAATCAGATGCGTCAGCCTTGGCAACGGCGATTCTGTTTTGACCGTTGTTAAAGCCAGTGATGTACAGTGGATCGCCCTTAGATACTGCCTCATCAAACCTTACCTCAAGAGTAACTCTGTCTGCGTAATCCCACTCTGTGTCGTAGTCAGTTCCGCTTATTTTTCTAAGCAATTGAAATTGATCTCCACCCGCAGGTACACCTTGTCCGTCAGCACCGTCAACACCATCGACACCAGCTAGTCCCTGAGGTCCAGTAGCACCAGTCTCACCAGTATCCCCTTTTGGACCCTTACTCGTTACAGTAATAGGGGAGTCCGCAGGTGCTGTGATTTCTACCGAGTAACCATCTTGATTTGTTACTGTAATGCTCATCGACCAGTATTGGTTTGCGTAGCCTCTGAGATGTCTTGATTTACCCTAAAGCCACCTCTTAAGATTGTGGTGTGCACATCAACCCCCGTAACAGCGTTTGGCTTGATCTGCTGTAAGTCGTAGATGTAGCTACCAGCTGGAACCTCTCTCATGGTGGCTGCAGTTGCAGTGATCGTAACGTTGCCGCTATCATCGACAACAAACTCCTCAAAGCTTCTCTCTTGACCCTTAGCATCAACAGCTCTAGATCCTACCCCCTTGGTGCCCAGAATCAATCCAGAAGCCCCCTTAGCTGTTGCCGAGGTACCACCAGTTCTAACCTGCATAACGAAGCTGTAGTTGTCCGTCACGAGTGGTAGGGCTACGCCATCTGAATCCTTAAGAGTTACAGTCAGAGAAAAGGTATCTCCCAATCTACATGTAATGTCAAGCTTTTCGCTTACGTCTAAGTTTACCTTCTTTGCCATTTTAGATCATAGGTATTTGAGGTTCCTTACCCTTTCTCTTGTCGATAAGCTTGGCCTGTTCTTCAGCCTGCTTCTTAACTCTATCGTCCTTCTTGGTTTCTTTGAACACCTCAATCTTCTCCTTAAACTCTTGATCGTCAGTCTTGAATCCGAGGGTGGCTTGAGCTCTGATAAGTTCAATCTCTCTTCTGTACTGATGTCTAACTTCTTCAAGCTGCATCTCCATCTGAGTCTTAAGCTGCATCTTCTGCTGTTCCATCTGAAACTCAGTCTGCATACGCTGCTGCTCAGCCTGAGCTGCTGCCTGTTGAGCTTGCTGTGCCTGTTGAGCTTGCATTTGAGAGTTCTGCTGAGCTTGCTCTTGCTGCTCCTTCATTCTCTTCTTTCGTCTAGCAATGAGAAGGCGTTCGGCTTGATTGACGTCCTTGAGACTTCTGATAGCCATGGCGTCTTCCAGGTCGATCTGTTGTTGAGCCAGTGATTGCTGAATGTTCTGTTCGAGATATACTTTCTCTTGATCCTCCATCTCCTTCTTGATCATCACCCCGAAGTTGTACATAGGGAGATCTGAGAATCCAGAAAGAGCAGACATGTTCTCCTTACCGATCGCATTCTGATAGATCTGCATAAGGATAGATTCAGGCGGGATGATCTGAAGACATCTCACGATGTCCTGACACACTTGCTTGAACAGAATCGTAGAAGCATTTGTGATGTCGTACGTAGCGTTATTCCCAGCTGCGATAGCTTGCTGCTGCACACCGACGAGCGTGTCCCCTTTCGGAGTAGACGCATCCATCATCTCGTTAATCCCCGTAGTGTCACGGATCATCTTGAGATAGTGGTTATACAGAGTGATTAGCTCATTGATGTTGCGGATGCTGTTGGGTATCTGCTGAATAGGAGCCCCTTGGAATCCACCCTCTGAGTTCTTGCTTCTGTAGTAGAACACACCCGTTTGCTCGTAGATGTCGTGCAGCTCAAGCGGCTGCAACTCCCCACCCTTACCGAGCTGAACGTTCTCAAGTCCTTCAATGTCAATGATCAAGCCATCAGGCTTAGCCTTAGCGATGGACTGCTGGATCTTGAGGTGAGTGATCTGGAGCATGTCCGCAAACCCGATGCACCCCTCCACCATGCTCTTGGGCATCATATCCCTCAAGTTGGTTGCAACGACAGAGTAAGACATGCGAGCCCTAGTCACATCGTGCATGTTTCTTGGGACGTTCGTCTTAAGCCCATAGTTGACTAGGTAGTCACAGTCTAGGACAAGCATACCTCCATATACAGAGGAGATCTCCATCTTGTGAGGGGTGCGTTCGTACACACCCTTGTTGGACTTCTCCTTGTACTCGTAACCTTCGTAATAGAAACCAGTGTTCCCGTACTGATTCTCCTTCTCCTCGAAGTACATGCAGTCCACTGAGATGAACTCAAAGTCCAAAACGTCAACCATATACTCCTCATAACCATATACGTTCCTACCGAGCGTGTCGTCGTAGTAAACCTGGTTGAGCTTATTGTAGTCGCTGTTGTGGTGCTTAGACTTCTGAGCTATCTTCTTGTACTCTTCATCAGTAAGTTCATCACCAGCGATACGCTTCAGCTCTTGAATGGATATGGTTCTGATGTGACCAGCGTACACCATGTCCGAGAAGTTCGGATCGTCTGTAGAGCTATGGATAAACTTAACAGGGTCTACGTAAGAGGTCTTAATCCCGTACGTAGGGTCGTTGTCTCTCTTGACAACAGCCATACCTAAGGCGACCAAATCCTGAACACATCTTCTGTAGATGTTGTCAGAGAAGTCGTTCCACTCAAGAGTCAGGTTCGTAGCGATCTGCCCAGCAACCTCAGCATCTGTCTTAATGTTTGTGTCGATAAGAATCTCTGCCTCCTCCATAGTGTCAGGAAGATTGTCTGGGTCTTGGTCGAGAACCAATCCACCAGTCATCTCCTTAAGGGCCTTGAGCTGATCCTTCATCTGGACCTGGTTCATGATCCGCTGCTTCTGCTTATTCTTAGCAGAAGTAGATATTGGATCGATGGCCTCCAGGTTTGGGTACGGTGATCTAGAGAGAATCTTGTTCACTACGATACGAGCGAACTTAGGGAGGATAGGGACTGGGGTGTAGTCCAGGTTGATCAGAGATCCATCCCCGTTATTGGGGTCTAGAGACGTCAGGATCTGCTTATAGATCGTGGTGTCCTGTACGCCATTGGCGTAGTCTCTATTCTTCTCAAATGTCTTAGCTCTCTTCTTGTAAAGAGATTGCTCGTCCTGAATCTTTCCCCACTGATTCTCAATAGCCTTCGCGTACTTCATCCCATAGTCCTGAGACATCTTGGTCTCCCGTGAGGCTAGAGGATCGGGAAAGTTCTTTGAATACTTCCTAGTGTTATTATACATTCCGCGAAGTCATGAATTGCATGCAGTTGCAAATATAGTGGAAATCCTATGTTTACTTGAACCTCCGCAAGAAGACCCTTTCAGAGAAGTCTGATGGTGGTCTTTTGGGTTTCGCCTTCTGAGCTCCTAGGAGAGCCAGCCCAGAACTAATCGTAAGGTCAAACTTAGTTCTGTTGTCGATCTTGTACCCAATCCAGTCCTCAAGAGTTCGATTAAAGTACATCTTCCCATGCTCCCCAGTCTCCCTGTTTATGCCTACGTGATCGTGGATGTATGATTCGATGGCGTGAGCGTGAGACTGAATCACATCCTGAGAGTTGGAGGGAATACCCTTGGTCTTAGTTCTGGCGCTACCACCGCTAGTGAGGTGCTCAGGTCTATCCATTAAGTAGCCGTCGTAACCTCTTGATTCAAAGTACCTTGCGATACCGTACTTGTTGTTTTCAATTAAGATTGGGTACCCGTAGAAGAATGCTGCCTTAAGCACGTCCTCGTAGAAAATCTTAGCTAGAGGCGGACGGGATGCATACTCAACCACAAACATGTTCGATGGGTGCTCCATGTGAAACTTGTTGTAGAGATGTAGCGCTCCCTTCGACCCCCGTCCGTCGACGGTGGCATCAAGGTCGTAGGAGTCAACCCCGCCTACCCCCAGCTCTGCATTCGGTGCAACGAGCTTTCCTCGCTGTTCAATCTTTTGATTCCTTAGTTCAGCAGGCGGCATCCATGCAACCCTAAACCTACCCTTGGGGTCTGGGTCGAATAGAACCTCAGTGTCCTGCTCTCCGTTCTTCCAAACGAAGTTTCCCCGTACCACAGGGTTAGGGAAGAGTTCGTCATTGTACTGTATCTGTTCGTAGATCTGGCCGATGTTGAACAGACTCCCGTCGATACTATCTCTGAACGCCTCGTCTGTACTGAACGGAAACTGTCGGGTTACCTCGTTGAGTTCTGAGGGGTCTCCTTTAAGACTCTCCCTTTCGTTCTTAAGATACGTTTTAGCCCCGATAGTAATACTATCCCCATCAAGCCCGTCCACAGGGCTATCAGGATCGTCAACGATGGGTCGACCGTGTCGGTCAAAAAATCCTTCAAGTGATTCATGGGCTGGTATGAATAGTCGGTAGAGACCAGATCTAGTCCTACCGTTTGCGTTTCTTTCTTCTGGATTGGAGTCCTCCCAAAGGTCTTTGTACTCCCTCCCCCCTTTGTCCATGGGGTTTACAGTGGAGCCGACCAAAGCCTTCCCTACGATCTTTCTACCCACGATAAGACATGTGCGCTGGATTCTCCAAGCGTCACGAATGTCTGTAGGTTTCTCCCACTTGCCAGCCTCGTCTAGATACAGGATGTGAAGCTTCTCACCATCGTATGCATTGTTGGTGGTGTTCTTCCAGTTGATCAGCGTATTAAGAGCCTCGCCTGTCTGCGTAGTCTTATTGTTCTTCGTGATTCTCTTAGACGGCTCGCGAAAAGCCAGCTCCATGCGCGGATTGGTCGTTCCATCCTGAATGGGTTTGAAGAAGAAGGGGTAGTGCCTGAACATCTGCACAACCTTCTTCATGAATATATTCTCCTGGGCGTCCTTACCAGTCTTTGACTGTATCCCCAAGAGCTTGTCTTTGACCTGTGTGGCTTCGTCTAGAAGCACAGCAGAGCAGATGTTAGTGTATCCGCTCCGCCTACATTTAGTATACAGCTGCCCGATACATCGGGGGTCCGCCTCACACGCAGCCAAATGTACGAAAATATCCCTTTGGAAATCTAGGTAGTCTGGTGAACCAATATCCATCTTGGTCCACTGAAGCATCATGTAGTGCCTGCCCGTAATATACGTAGGCCTGCCCGCGTTGTAAAACCAAAAGCCCTCACGACGACGACGAAACTCCTCCTCGATATATGGACGGAACTTCTCACGGAACTCTCTAGGCGACTCGGCCCACTCATCCATACTCTTAATCCGAAGCAGCTCCTTTGGCATAGGAAGCCTCTCCCACAACTGCAGGTCGTTTGGACGTCCATATCCTTCAATCTCCTCTTCGGGAGGCTGAGCGGGAAGTGCAATGTCAAGATCCCCAATCCGAACAATCTCTCCCTCCGTACCGTTGGGACAAATCTGGATAATATATTCATCAGTAGACTTGGCCATACCGATTGCTCCTGAAGCTAGGGGCTCCAGACTTTGGATCTTTTAACTCCATGTACTTACCACATGGACATTTAACATCATGGACAACCTTTCCGTCTACCATCTTGATAGACGCCTTGTCTCTTGATTCTTCGTGCTCTGAACACGGACATACATACTTAGCCATAAGACATTGATATTCAGTCATTGTACCCCCACCTGGAATCGAACCAAGATTACCGCTTTAGAAGAGCGGAGTTTTATCCGTTAAACTATAGGGGCAGTAGTTATTTCTTTTTCCTCCTTTCGTAGGTCTTTCTTCTATGACAGTTAGCGCATCTGACGTCACACTTCCTGATCTCGTTCTTTATAGCTTCTATGCTGTAAGAGTTGTTAACCATGTCGGCGACGTTCTTGATCTTCTTACCTCTGACGTGATCGAACTCAAGGACTATAGGGTCTGACTCTCCGCAATCAACGCAGTCGAAAAGAACCTTAACCCTACGAACAAACTCTCTCGCCCACTTCCTTCTACTCCTATTACGCTTCAAGCTTCTTTCTTTGTAAAGAGCCTTGTAGCGCTGATAGTGATCCTTGCTAGCCCTGCTTTGATCTTCCTTGCTTTTGTAAGCCATAGTTAACGACCCTGACCTCTGTTAGCCTTCACGTAGTTCTTAGACCTCTTTTGCTTAGAGTACTTGGTTTTAGCGTGCACACCCTTTCTTCGCACGCGCTTGGACTTGTAACCTGATTGTTGAACTTTAGCCATGATATTAAATTTGTCCGCAAGGTGGGACTTGAACCCACATGTAACCAGTTACCCTTTCAACAAGGTATAAGCTTGAGGGGATACTTGCGGTGTAAAGTTACTTAGAGAATCGTTCCGCGAACCCCCCTGAGTAATCTTTTTCTTGTTCTATCTCTCCGCTTTGTTTCAGATCCCTTACCATCTGCTCAAGCCTTTGCCTCTCAACAAGCAGTTCTTTGGCGTCTACGGCGGTCTGTTTGATGGACTGAAGCTCAGCCTTTCTGGAGGAACCTCCAGCATCTGGGTCTACAGGCTTCTTGATCTCTTCGATCATGTTGTTGATGGCGATCTCCATGCTGTGCATGAGCTTCTCCGCAGCATCAATCGTTGTGAACTTCTTCCTCGACATAAAGCAAATCTTCAGCTCTGGTTCTGTAGTACTCCTTACCGTCAATCTTAAGTCTGTAGTCACGGTTCTTTGCGAACCCAACAACAGCCCCTGCAGACAACCCCATGTAGTCGGTCTCCTCATTGCCGTAGACAAGTCTGCCCTTAGTCGGCAGCTTCTCTTCTAGCTCCACCATGTCGATAAGATCTGACGGGAACTCCTCCTCTTCTTCTACAGCTTCGAGCAAGGTCCACCCACCAAGGGTCTTAATCTCACCTGTGTCTTGACACTTGAATGCAATGGCTTGTGAGTTGATGGCCTCGGGGTCGTACTTAACAATATAGTGGTCGTCCTCACCTGTGAGCGGCTGGCCACCCTGCATAACCACAAGGTGGTGGAAGTACAGAGTATCCCCTGGCTTGACTCCTGTGTTGTACTTAAATGGGGCTGCGACTACAGGACCTTCGTTGACCCTGTACTCAAACTCCCCCATCTCAAATCGAGTGTCTATGTACAGTTCTAGACCACTGTCAGTTTTGATCGTGTCGTTGATGAGCTTCTTCAGCTCGACGACAAAGAAGTTGAACGTTTTCATTATATAGTGTATTGAATTTCATGTCACTTATAAGGGAAGAGCTTGTTTAGTTTCTCTTGCCTCTTCTTGCATCCGCAGTCCTTAACTGTGGACTTAACAACCTTCTGAACGCCCGTCACCTCCAGGAACCTAGCTATGCTATCTCCCACCCCCTTAGGAATCTTCTTCTCTTTACTCACGTTAGTACCCCGATCCTGTTCCAGTGTTAGACGAAGGCCTTGCCGAAGGTCTGCGTCTAGACCTAGCCTGATTCGATCTCTGAGGCGTGGATGGGGCTGACGTAATGTTAGAGGATTCGTTGCGCATACCCTTCTGAATAATACCGACCTTACGAGCTATCACCTCATTAACTGGGGTTAGTGGGCGATGTGGATTCTTAGTATGCCTCTCCCCCTCCATAGCCCCTTCTCTTACGTGTACATGATACGGTCCAGAGTAAGGTCTGCCGTCTGGGAGAACGAACTCAGATCCATCAGTCGTAAGGTTGTCTCTAGTCATCAGAAGTTTAGATCGAATTCCACCAAGCACGGCATCTCGTCTATGGCCTTCCATAGAACCTGACCGTCCTCCCTCTTAATATATACAAGATATCTTTTCATCTTGTGTCTGTGAAGATGTTCGTCATCGAGCACGATGGCAGAGACGTTACCGTCCCCCACCCTCATACCGACATAGTAAGCCATCCCATCCTTTGGGTTCTGACCTATGACGATCTTCCTGATAAGTCCCTCCATTTTAGTTTAGTGATATACCCAATCCATCAAGAAGGTCATCGAGGTCTGGTCCTTCGCTACCCTTATCTGACGGAATGAATGTTTCCTCCACAAAGTTAAGGACACTTAGCATTTCATCCTCGCTGTCCATGTTGTAACTGTATATCGCTCTGAGTCTTTTTTCGTCTGGGTCTTCCTCGTCATCTTCTACAAGACCAGTAACCATAAGAGATAGTACCTCATCGCGTACCCCATACTTTTCTATGACTCGCTCCATTTCGAAAGCAAGTCTCTGTATCTCTAGCAAGAAGCCCTCTTTGTCCATATCTTTGGTTTTATGGCGATTAGGAAGGGTTCCAAGAAGCGTCTCTTCAGGGAGTTCTCCCCTCTTGATCAAAGGTACGTCAAAAGGAACTACCTCAAACATCTTCAAAGGGTGACGAGAGAGTTCTGTTTGAAAAGAGATCTCTTCGAGAGAGAGCTTATGTTTCTGCTTTGGGCATACGATCTTGAGTTCTTTACGATCAAGCACGCTGCAGAGGACATGGGTAAGAGTGCTGCACCTATGGCTCAGAAGACGCTATATCCGCTCATGAAGGAGGGGTACATCTATAAACATTTTGACAAGCTCACCCCGTCAGACAAGAGGGAGGATCATTTGTTCAGAGATGAAACCAAGCATAACTACAGAGTGAGGTATGCTATCACGCAGAAGGCAAGGTTGTTGGTGCAGGACTTCTACAGGAGCCTAGAGTCTCAGATATCACTTGGGAACCAGCCGTCGCCGTCCATGTAAGATTGACTGACATAAGAGAACGAAGTGGGTAGGATGTCCCCAACGTTTATCTCAACGCCGTGATTACTGTTAAGTTTGGTTGTGACAGCCGTCTTCTTCTGAGTGGTATACTCTGGCATAGAGTCGAATAACTCAGCTGTGTCTAGTGAGGCGTGGGGTTTGATCTTGTCAGTAGAGGAGATAGTGAGAGCTGATCTGCCATCGGAGTGTGTGACACACCCACAGAATTTGTTAGTGACATCATCCTGAGCTCTTATAGACCTAGGTCTTTGGATAGTCCATAAGGCCTGAGAGATCTCCTCGCACCTCTCCTCAGAGGTTTTGGAATCGGTAGATTGGACTATGATATAGCTCATGGGTAGATGGAGTAGAAGTCGTTGATATTGGTTTCGATGCCCGATTCGTTAGCATTATATGAGGGATAGATAATACTCTCCTGTACTTTTTTTGCCCCTCCCGCAGTTAGTGCTGGGTGTTTTCCAATGAAGTAAGCGTTTGCCGTTCCTGTGCCTTCTGGATCTGTATTCGTTCCAACCGATGCGCCGTTCAGCCTCGCGTGCCTTGTTGTGCCGTCATACGTTCCTCCTTGCAAAATTTGTGTGTCTACATCGATGTTCCCACCAACTGCAATCTCAAACCCATCGCCTTGACAATGGTATCTAATGTCGTTCCCGCTGCTATTTGTTCCAATCATAACACCCCTCGTCGAGCCTCCAATTTGAACTCCTGCGGCGTATTGGTTTCCAATGTTGCGGATAGCGTAGCTACCAACTACATATAACTCATTCTCCAAAACCGAGTTGAAATCTGTGGCGCTACTACTGAAAAGCCCGTCTGACTGATCCAAAAATTCCGCAGCAGGCTTGCCGTTCAACGTAACCACGCCCGTCGCGCTGTCGTAAATCTGCGGCTGACTGCCTGATGTCGTCTGCGTCGCGTCGTTTGAGCCCGCTTGGTCATACCAAGTCGTTACGAAACCGTTCGTGCCTGAGCAGAACGTAGTAAGCGCAGCTGTATCTAGTTCGTTGTTGACAAACCCGATGTCTTGCTCTGCGTCATCAGACTCTCTGCGAACCCTTATAGCGCTTCCTGTGTAATCATTCGTTAGCTTACGTAGACTATACGCTGCAGCAGCTCCAGAATAATCGTCTAGCAGTCCTGAGAAGGAAGCGGGAGACTCAAGACCTGAAGGACTTGCTTTCGTTAAAGATAATCCTAGTCCTAGCATGTTAAAGAGCTTTGAACATTACTTCGTAGTAAACCTTTCCTTGATCGTCTCTACAAGCTTTGAGGCAGCGACCACGATTAAGGCCATCGTAAACGAAAGACACATGAACCCAGTCAGGATTATTCTGATCACCAAACTCCCAAATGAGTTGATCAAACTCCACGTTCTCCCTGATGCATTCAAAGATCTCTGAGTTAGTGCATCCTCCAAATACGTCGGCATCCAAGTCGAGCGCACGTCCCTCCACGTGCTGACTACGAACTGAGCCACCGATCGCCTTGTTGAGCTCAGGCGAGCGATACCCGCTCGACACGTGTATAGGAACTCCGAGACAGTCCCTAACAGGTTGAAATACATTGACCGCAGTCTGTCTAAGATTTTCTGTAACCCACTCATCTGGTTCATTATTGATCCCTAGTCTCTTTGCCGTGAGGCTTTTTGTACACTCCGCGAGTGATAGATTTTCGGACAGCTTCATTATTTAGTCTTCGCTTCTCGTTCTGTACGGAAGGGTCTTTTCTTTTCTTCTTCGGGTTGAAGTAGTGCTTGTTCATTCACACTCGTTAACAGCCGATATTTGGAAAAGTCGAATCTTCATCCTATCATCGTATCAGAATCAATCACGAAAATACAAACAAACACTTAAAACAAACCACCATGAATACCTTCATTAACCTCACCCTTCGGGTCTTGCGTTGGACTGCAATCTCTGTGTTCGCTTTCTTCGCTTCTATCTTCGCACTGGCGTTCACCTTCGACTGCTCTATGGATCGACTGCTTAACCGAGTGTCAGTTTCGTTTGTGCAGTCTGTGCGATCAGACATGCCGATCCAAGTGCTCAATGTAGATCGCGTGGTAGGGTTGAATATCGCAGACTTCGACAGCGTACTGACTACTGGGGAAATCTACGACTACGACGTAGAGCGTGACATTCACATCTTTAGAGAACAACCTGACAGCGTCATGAGCTTTTACATTGAGATGCCTGGGGTATACGTTGTTTCAACGGCTGGACCTCAGGGAGAGAACGAACCATTCATCCTTCTGTTCGACGAGGACTGGGTTCAGCAGTGCATCGCAAACAATCAAGTGGTTACAAACGATATCGGCAGCTATGTAACGGCGCCTGGATATGAGTTAGACGCATCAGGTGATCAGCCTGTGTATCGATGCTCTGACATTCAATAATCTGACATTCAATAAAAAGAAAAGCCATGCGTAACCTTATTACAGCAGCCGCCCTCCTGATCATGAGTGCAACTTCTTTCTCTCAATCGCTTAACGACATCCTTAGTGGGAAGGTTGAGGTGAGCGCAGAGACAGCTCTTAAGCATAGCGTTCTCGAAGCTATGATCCCAGATGTCGGCACTCCAGACCAAGTGGCTGTATTTAAGGTTAATGGTATCGACGTAGACTTCCCTTACTGTGGTGAGGGGGTTCTTCCTATGGACCTTATGACTTACGAAGAAGCAGACTTTGAGATGTACGCTACATTCCGAGCCCCTTCAGATACTGTTTTCTGCCCCTTCTATGAAAAGGGTACATACCTGATCATGTGCTTCGATGCAGATATGAACGCGCTGGGTAAGGGATTAGTAATCATGATGAACGACAACTTTATCGATGCGGGCCTGTCTCAGGGGTTCTACGGTGTCGACGGTAGCGTGGTCTACTCAAACAACCCTATGCGTATCGCTAGGCAGCAGGCAGAGTTCCTTTGCTTCAACTGAACCAACCTCCATAAAAAGAAAAGCCCCCGCAAGGGGGCTTTCTTATTTCATCAATAGCAGACTTCTTGTTTGCTTATCTGTTTTCTCTCGCTCTTCTGAGAGCGTCTCTCTCTTCGTTAGTCATGCGCGCTCGATCATAAGCGGCAGCAGCATCTCTAAATGGAGTTTTCTGAACACTAGCTGGCAGGTATGTGTAATCCGCACCGAGCTCATCAAAGAACTCACCAACGGCGGCACCCGCAGCGTCAAGCTTGCCTGCCTGCCCGCTACGCTGTCTTTCTTGGTCTGCTTGCACCTCTTTAAAGAATCCCTGCTCATATCTTTCACCAAGATCTCCCTCGCCTTGGAACATGTTGAGCAAGCCCATTCCGATAGCAGAGGCGTCGTCGTACATCTGCTGAATTCGGCTATCATCAGCGAACTGGCCGCTACTTTGGTACTTCTTGATCCTAGCCTTACCCTTCTCCTTAAAGTACTCAAGGAGTTGTGGTGGCATTTTGCCAGACTTAGCGTACTCGTTCATACCGCCTTGGGCGTATTCGTCGTTCATACCGCCAGCGCGGTACATGTCTCTTACTGTTTTCATGATGTTGCTACAAAGTATTCTGCTGTGATGTCAGCAGAACTAGAGTCTACCGAAATCTTGTTGATGTTTGCGAAATTAATGGTTACCGTACCATCTGCGGTAACGGCTGGTGTTGTTGATGTCTGAGTTGCGTCCATACCCTGATCAAAGAAGATGACGCTACCTCCTGTCGTAACCTTGACAGCGTACTCCTCATCAGTTCCGACCACCCTCACGTGTAAGTCATCGCTACCAGAAAGGTGAGAGATACGGAGGTACTTAAGAGCACCATCGATAAACTGACCGTTCCCTGCTGCTGAGTCGAACTTGATAATATCCATCTCAGTCGACGTAGCGACAAACACCCTAGTGTCAATGGTGTTGACACCAGTGATGGTAGATGTTCTAGTCTGACCGAAGTCCCTCCCGTTGAGAGTTACCTTCTCGTCAATCTGTACGCTCATTGTCGCCATAGGGCAAAGATAGTAAAGCTGTTTTAATTGTTACATCAAGAATGGATCGTACACACTAGCAGCTGTATAGCTAGGTTGAGCTATAGGTGGTGGCATGGTAAATGGCTGCTGAGGTTGGTAGCCTGGTACTTGAAATCCAGGAGTCTGTCCAAAGTTAAACTGAGGGGTTTGTGCAGCGTTCATCTGCTGCTGCATCATAGCCATCTGCTGCTGCATCTGTGCTACTCTAGGGTCTGGTTGAAACCCACCTTGAGCCCCACCAGACATAGCGTTGTCTATAGCCCCCATAGCTGCCTTCTTGCCAGCCTGCTTAAGCCCAGCCTTAATACCTGTAGTTGCGGCGGTTGTACCAGCCGTTCCTGCTGCTGCGGTTCCAGCGCCTGCCGCGCCAGCAGCCCCCGTAGCTCCACCAGAAGCGATCACCCCAGGAGCGCCCGCACCTAGTATGCCACTCCCAGCTCCAGCACTAACCCCTGCCATTCCAGATCCAGAGGTAGCTGTAAGAACACCAGTCGAAGCGCCAGTGGCTGCCCCAGTACCACCTGTGGCGGCGGCAGTCCCCGCTCCTGCAGCCCCTGCTCCCCCAGCACCGAGTATAGCACCACCAGTACCAGCAACAGCTGCGGCTGTAAGCGCTATCTCAGCAACGTTCTCCGTCCTTTCCTTCCTTACATCCTTGAAGTACTGCTCGATATCTTGCTCTCTACGAGTAAGTTCCTTGTACTCACCACCTCTCATCTGAACCTCAGAGGGGTCAATCCCCTTTCTCTCAGCCTTTCTAAGAGCTCTACGGTTTAGCCTCTTCTGCTTATGGACATCTCTTTTGTACTCTCTGAAGTCCTTACCCTTCAGATCACCACCTGCAGCCCGTGTAACAGCCGCCTGCTGACCCTCAGTCTCAAATACCTTCTCCTTAGTGTTACCCCACCCCTTGAACTTATCCTCACCAGTGATGGTGTTCGTATCCTTCTTTGTGAATATGCCCATGCTGTTTACTGATTGTAATACCCGTAGAACTTTTCTTGATAGTCAGGGAAGGTTAGGTTCTTACCCTTAAGGTTTTCTGGACGACCATCTCTAATCGTGTTCCCAAGATACTGTCTAGATCCTTGTCTCCCCTTAAGGTGACGCATAAGAAGCAGATCCATATCAGAGAACTTGTCGTTAAACCCAGGAATCTGTGGGGAATACTCTGCTCTGACGTCAGCTACATCTTTCAGGTAAGCGTTCCCCCCAGCCACAGGCTCAGTAAGCGCCTTCCTCATAACCTTGTTCTGAAGATCCTCATCCATCATGTACTGCTCCTTAGTCATCCCAGCTACCATAGGATCATCCTTCAACAGATTCCAAAGGAACTGATGACCTCCGACAGCTGAAGAGGTTGGGTTCTGAGCTCTATAGTTCAGTCCTGACTCTACACCAGCGAGTGCCCTCACGAAGGCTGTTGTATCCATCCCTGCCTTGTACGCCTCTTCTGCTACATTGATCGGCTGCCCTATAGACACCTCAGTAGTGGACACTTCATAGATAGGGTCCTTGTCAGCTTCAGCAGACATCGCCTTAAACTCCTTGGACTCATAGAACGCATTGTACGCATCCTCGTCAGTGGGGTACATGGTTGTGTTCCTGAACCTCATAGGGAGGGAGTTTCTACCGCTACCTTGGTACACAGGAAACTCAGTAACAGTCTTCCCACTGAATCTGTACTCCCCACCAGGTTTCATGTGCCTCACATCCCCCTTATCACTCACACCGATCACATCGTGATCAACACCCTTCATAGAGATCTTGTTTGAGGGTATGACATTGAAGTCATTGAACTTGTCTTTGCTATCCCTGCGGTAGCCAGTCCTAGTAACGTTTCCCTTGAGTGCTCTCATACACGCAAAGATAGATTACTTCTTCTTAGCCTTTCTGTTCATAGACAGCGCTATGGCCACGGCCTGCTTCAAGGGTTTACCCTCGCGGACCAGCAGCCTGATCTTGTCAGACACCTTCTTGTTGTGTTTGGTTTTAGACATAGCAATCCTCTTACATAAACATATAACAGATTCTCTGTGTTCACACAAAGACCATCTGAGAAGTTTAGACCCCTCTGATCTGCTTGATGATTGCGAAGGTATAAACAAAAATCTTAAAAGTCAAGGTTGAATTGAAAGTTTAATCAACACAGCCTAACTGATTGTTTATCATGAGATTAGAATATCCGCATTAAAGTCAAGGTTCAACAGCGGATCTGGAAAAAGATGCGAGAAATGTTTGGGTAGGGGATTATCGTGCTACATAGACGTGACCTAGCGCACACCGAAACGGAATCTGTGACCCCCCTCCCCTGCATATGGTGGCCGTTTGCGCACAACATTTAGCGTTTTGTGTAACGTGTTGACGCACAGGGCGTTGACCTAGGTTACTTGTACAAAGCATTCAACAGAGACGTGCTCTTCCCACACATACACAAGGCAGTAACAAACCCTCCCCAATCCTCCATACCTCAAACCCAAGCGCGGCAGGTATACGCACCAACCGACATTCAGGCCACCACGGGAACCTGTCAGCAACCCCACCCAACCACCACGTCTTGATCCCCATGCTCAAACTTTTTTTCGCTCTGTGTCTCAGTCATACTGCGGGATTCACATTCGTTAACATTTGAAAACTTGACACGTATTTGTTCCCCTCACGATGTTTGTACCGAATCATTCATCAAACCATTCAAACCACATACACATGAAAGCGACAATCGTATTCAACACCCAAGACAAACCACGTGGATGGAAAGTCACCAAGTGCTTCTCTGACCCACGTCACATGAAGAACTACATCAAATGCATTGAGCGCAAAGGTGAGTTCACCTACGACGAACACTACGTCCACCCAACCACATAAACCCACACACAATGAACATCGACAACATCATGAACATCCATACCTGTGTTGACATCGCAGGTCTGACCGACGATTTGGTCAACGTGAACTTCGCCATCATCCTCGGCAACGAGATAGAAATCAAGGAGATGTTGTACTGGGAGTTTGATTTCGAGTACGACATCGAGGACATGATTGAGGACATCGAAGAACTCATCCCCTTCGCGGCAGTAGTCGGCAACGGCACGGACCTGTTCGTGCTCAACGCAGACACCACGCCAGAAGATTTTGTCATCTGCTGACACAATAACCCCAAACCCTCAACGTTATATAGACATGAAGTACGCACGATACGACTCCCTGACAGGCCAAGGCATGACACGATACGACTCCCTGACAGGCCAAGGCATGACACGATACGACTCCCTGACAGGCCAAGGCATGAACGCAGGATACTGCATCTGCGATGGCGATGCATACGCGGCAACCGATGAGACTCTGTTGATTCAACTCATGGCCATCGAATCCATCGGTGAATCCGAAGTGGTCTCCGAATACTTGGAACGTCTCTACGAGGACGGAATGTACTACTACACCACGTGGGAGGACGATGACGATGCGGACGACGAGCCAACCCAAGAGGAACTCAATCAAGTGCGCCAAGCAATGTTCAACCTGTTCAGAACCGACAACAAGTAAACCCCAACACCATGACACACACAAAGAACTACAAAGCGCAGATGCGAGACGCAAGAATGTACGAAGGTGGCGAAGGTGCCGCATTCATCCGATGCGCAGTTGAATGGATGGACAGACAACCAGAGTTCCACCATGACAACCTGACACCGATACAAATCCTGAACGCATACTCCGCTTACTTAAAAGAGCACGAATAACAACCACATAAACCCACACACAATGAGAATCTACACATCAACCAATGACGCGCTGGACTTCTGCAAGTCCTGCTTCCCCAAGGACGAGGACAAGGCCTACGACAAGTACGGCACGCTCGGAGACGGACCAGACGATAGAGGCAACTGCTTCGCTTACGACGAGGAGCACCCTGAATACGAAGACAGCGACAACCCGTACGAGTGCGAGTGCTGTGGCAAGACCTTAACCAACGAGGACGACTGACACAATAACCCCCCAAACCCCACACACAATGACTGCCATGACAACCTTCCTGATGTGCGCCCAAATGTCCCTCGCATGGGGCATCATCCTCACGGGCATCGGACACCTCATCACCTTCTCTCTGGACTACATCGAATCCAAGCAAACATGACCCACGAACAAGTACGCCAAGCACTAGCGCGGGCACAAGAAAAATATCACCACGAACGCAATAAGCAGAATCTGTCTGCGTTGAACAAGTGGAAGCACTACTACAACATCTCTCTCATCAACATCTCAATCAGTAAACTCAAGGAATCATGACACACGAAGAAGTAACCAAGAACATCAATGCACAACCTGTTGGACGCGCCACGTTGGTGGTGAACGACAGGTGCGCAGACCCAAGCAACTACCTGTACAAACTGAACTACCTCGCACTCCATGTGCCGCAAGTAGTCAGGAGTTTTGCCATCGACATCACCTTTGCGGACGATGCATCCAATAGACTCCCCATCCAACCATTCAGTAGCGAGAGAGCAAGGAACTTGGTAGACAAGTACTACGACCACCAACGCAACCTGTAACCCCTAAACCACCACAATACAATGTCAGTATCAATCATCCTCCGTGACGGCGAATCCATCCAAGACGCGATGGTGCGAGCCAAGACCAACATCCTGAAGCAGAAGGCGGCAACTCGATCCGACCAAGCGCTGAACCTGTCGATGGACGAACTCAACGCAATGTTCAACTCCACAAACGCACAATCATGACTATCCCCAACCCCTTCCTCGACTGCACCCTGCCTGAATTGGTGGAGGCATGGAAAGTATTCTCCGCACCACGCAAGGACGGAACATTAGACCACGAAGCTATGGAGTGGGTCAGCGAAGCAGTGGACGAGAAGCTATACCTGCAAGCATCAATCATCCCAAACCCATTGGGTGCAGGCAGTATCAACATCGTATTCCTCATGGAACTATGATTTGTTAACACTAATTGGCAAACCCAACACAATAACCCCAGAACAACATCGTTCTAATACCATAACCCCTTAAACCCAATACACCATGGCTAAGCCCAAGCACGTAAGCACATTAGAAGTTGTCATCCATGTCTACCACGAAGACAAGCATGGAGCCGACATCAACAACGATGAGGTTGTCAAGCAACTCAAGCAAATGACCAAGGACGTTAATGACTACGGCTACGGAGCGTTGATGGAAGTAACCTACACAGAAGAGACATGAACAAGACCTACACAATCTGGAACGAGATAGACCATCGCGTCTACGAAGGAACACCAGACTTCAAGACACGAGAGGAAGCAAGAGAGTGGTGGGAGAAGAACGATGGTCGTCCATCGAGCATCATCATCAAGCGAGCAACATTCAACACAGACAAATGAACAAGAAAGAAAAACACTGCTACATCTTCGGTTGGAACGAAGGTGGTTGGAACTCCGAGTGGGCAACCAACATTCGATCCGCTCGCAAACAGGCACGAGAGCGTTGGGCTGACCAACGTGAACCTATCCTGACCATCAACGAGGAATCCTTTAAGCGCGTGACGATGGCAGAACTCCAGAGAATCATGAACACCGATGGGTTCAACTAAATGTTAAAAGTGTTAAATGTCTTGTGACAACGAAACACATCCCCCATCTTGCATACACATACAAACCCCAACACAATGAATTCAGCACAAGAATCAAAGAACGAACTCGAAGCGGCTATCCGCTACGCAGAGAACGCTATCTCCTCTGCCAACAAAACCATCGAGTCGATGGAGTTCCGTCAAGAGATGGCGAAGAAGCAACACGTCGAGCAGGCAGGTCGTGAAGAGACGCTGACCAAGCAGGTGCAGGAACTCGAAGAGCGCAACGACGGACTCAATGCTCAAGTTGCTGACCTCAATGTCGAATTGCAACGACAACAAGGCCTCGGTCAGGGTTACTACGACAACATGATGACGTTCAAAGAGGAGCGGGATATGCTAGAGAAAAACGTCAAGTACTTGCGTGACGAGAACGAACGACTGAAGCGCGAGAAGGAGGCATCAAGCGGACCATGCGGATGCCAAGCATACCGCGACCTTGAAGAAAAGGTTGGCGAACTGAAAGAGGACGTGAAAGACCAACGCGAATTCGACAACGAGGTGCGTGACGCGGTGGAGGAGTTCATTGAGAAACTCGGAACCATTGGATTCGAAGGGGCATGATAACAAAAGAGATGGTCGAGAAGGTGCTCGAAGAATCTTGCGGCAACAGGAGACTGACTGCATCCAGACTATTCATCACCGAACGACACCTGTACAGACTACTGAAAAAACACAACCTTAAATGAGCAGTTTACTGGAACACAACATCAAGCACCTTGAAGCACGGATCGAGGTCATGACAGAGAAGTACGAAGCAGATCCGTGTTGGATGAACGAGACACTACTTGAATGTATGCTGAAGGACTACGAAGCAAAGCAACGACTACTAATCAAAGAACAATCAACATGAATCGAAAGTTAGCCAAATCAGACAAGTTCAAGATTTTCTTGGAGATGCGCAAAGACCCAACGTCTATGTGGTATCACCCCGACTCTGAACTATTGGAGGAGGCGCAGTTCATTAAAAACCTACACAGACATCACCCGCGCATTCACAGACTCCTCGTGGACGCACTTAACAGAACAGAATACAATTTACATGAAAGACGAACAAGAATCTAAGATGAAATGCCTCGACGCGCTTACCTGCATCAACGCATTCATGTATCACTACAAAGCACAGGATAGCAAGGAGGACTTGCTTGAGCGTATGTCATCGGTGTATGCCTTGTGCGATAACTACGGACTAGTCCCAAAGGGGAACGTGTTTAACTCTTAATTTATTTTTACCATGCCAAAAACAAAGGGCGCAATCAACTGGAAACTACAGGAGGTTGAAAAGGTCATGCGCATGACGCGCAACAAGAAGAAGTTGTCAGTATCTGACCCAGACTTCACAAATCTATGCAACGAACTTGGTCGATCCGAGGGCAGTGTTCGTCACATTGTACGTCAGGTTCGTCGAGGAACAAACTCTCTGCTTCAGACGTCAGAGGGTCTAAAGAAACTCAACAAGTACGTCGAAGGCAAGACATCCAAGCGAACCTTCAAGGACCGCGTCAAGGATGCCGTAAAAACCTTCAAGACGAACGAGAGTACCATCAGTCTGTCCATGCACAAGCAGTTGATGGACAAACGTACCAAGTCTCTCAACAACAAGGCCATGGAGATGGTGGTGTTGGCTCATGCTTGGGGTTACAATCAGGGTGTGGCTGACTATCGAGGCAAGTTCCTTGAGTCTGTCAGTCAACTCAACAAGGGGATCCCTGACGCCGACAACGAAGTAGTAACTCAAACATCGAAGATTCTGTTTAGTAATGGCTGAGTACAAACCAACTTGGATGAAAGAAGTGTCGGCTGAAACGATTGCTGAGGTTGACGAGGTCGTGTCTGAGGCACAGGTTTTAGTCGCAAATTTTCTATGCATCGAGGAGTTCGATGTGAAGGAAAGGCACGACACAGGTAAGTCATCCCTACCTGAGGCCCTTGTCATTAAACTGACGTGCGGATTCTTCTGGTATCGAGTACACAAGTACACCGAGATTGAGAAGCGATTCATACTCACTACTTACTTCGGAATCGTAAGAGCAACCTTGAACCACCACATGCGTGACGTTATGTCTATCATCTCAGGCAATGACACGAGGCAGAACGACATGGTCAAATGCTTCAATCACGTATGGCCCTTGATGAAGGACATCGGAATCAAGATGAATGTAGAGGGATGGATCAAGAGCAATGAGATGAGAGTGCGCTTCATCGATCGACAGATCAAGATGATGGAAGACAGAAAGAAACAAATTCTAAATAAAAAACATGAAACAACACAGGTTTAAGACCACCAACATTAAAGGAAAGCAGTACGTTGAAGTCAACGAGCGCATCAAGTTTTTTCGTCAAGAAACTCAGTATAAAAACTGGGGAATCGTCACTGACTTTCCAGTGCTTGACTCAGACCAAGCCATGTGCCGTTGCTCAATCGTCACCCCTGAGGGTGCTGTGGTCGCTCAAGGTCACGCTCACGAGGAACGCTCCGCTTCTAACATTAACAAGACTAGCTATGTCGAAAACTGCGAAACATCTGCAATCGGAAGGGCGCTGGGAATTCTCGGAATCGGAATCGACACGTCAGTTGCGTCAGCTAATGAAGTCGAGGATGCCATTGCCAAGCAACAAGCCCTCGTTGATAATCCACAGGTTCAAAAGCTCTCCAAGAAGCTTGATGCCCCTGTCGAAAATATCATGGACAAGGCAGTTGGTTACATCAAGTCTCAGACTGACAAGCAGAAAGCCTTCAAAGCAATCACCAAGAAGTATGGTGAGCAGTTGAGCGAGAAGCAGGTAGCAGGACTTCAAAAGTTTGTACGATGAAGAAAGCACTATTGATTGCAGCCGTTGTGTCGATGACCCTGTCGTTGACCCTATGGTTTACAGGAAGCCAGATGGCTGGTTTGTACGTTGGGATCTGGTGTCCCACTATTCTGGGTCTTGATTCATTCATTGGAAAGGTAGAAGACAAGGCATGAGTATGCGTGAACTTCTGGAGGAGAGAGTGGGTAAACCCCACCTCTCTTACTCCTCCCTCAAGTACGCTCTCGGAGACATGCGTCTATGGGAACTTTACATGCGAGGGAAGCTGAAGAAGGAAAGCGAAGCTCTATCTTTCGGATCGCTTTACGACCTGCTACTCTTTGAACCTCACAAGTTTGCTGACCATTACTATACTCTTGACGACTCCGATATTGTTGGTTCTATTGGTGGCCGTAGCCCTCGAAGTACGAAGCGATATAAGGAGTGGGTGGCAGAAGCCTCGCAGACTGCACAGAACGCAGGGAAGAAGCTCGCACCGCAAGCCGACGTCAAGAAGGCGCACGAAATGATCGAGCGTTTGAAGGACTCAGGTCTGTACGACAAGAGATTCGCAGGTGGGCAATATCAGGTTGAGTTCAACGTTGATCTTGATGG